TTGAGGTTTCCATAGAGCATTTCAAAATCCGCATCTGTAGGAAGTTGGAACATGTATTTTACCATGTTCTTGTATGGAATTTGATAAAGAGAAGACTTATCTTCATGATCTCCTGGAAGGAAACCAATTTCTCTGGTTGCTACTAAGGATCTAACAATATAGATCTTTTCGTAAGGTGTTTTATCATCCAAAACATCTTGTAAAGCATTATAAAGTGTAATGAATGTTTTACCTGTTCCTGCACAACCATAAGCAACGATATTTTGATTTTTTTCGTATGCTTTGTAAAGACTTTTTTGGTTTTCAGTAAGAGGTTCAATCTCTCTCATTAAATTAAGATCGATTGGTTTCTTACGCTTCATTTGCTTAGCAGTCATCCCAACACCAATTGGTTGGTCCTCTCTTCTTCTTCTTGCCATATAAAAATTAGATTGGTTTTACTTTTGATCCTGGTGCTTTTGATGCACTTCTTAGAACATCATTCCATCCAGGATGTTTACTCACAAGTTTGTTCTGCCAGTCACCGACTTCACCGACACTGGCACAACCTTGAGACCAATCTTTATCCCAATCGGGATTTTCTTTTCTCCAAGTTTCATAGTCAGCAACTGACATGACTAGTTCCTTTGTTTCGCCAGTTGTCAAATTTTTAACAGGATATGTTGGCAACTTAAACCTCCATTGTGTATAGGGATATTTATTCAAGAGTAACAGATGATTGATCAGAGCACTCAGGACACTCTTCACCACGACTCCAATCCATTGCACCAGCAACAGCAGGGAACTGACAGCAGAAGATACAACGAATTAGTTCTGCAATCTCCATATGCTCTTTCTGAGTACCATGTGCAGAGCGTAGATCAATGTAGTGGATCCAAGACCGCACAGAACCCGTCATATAGAGGCGTGTAGGCGTCGCTAGAGGCAGTACAAACCTTGCACACTCCTTTGCTACTCCCTTGTCTAGAAGACGATTGTAGACATTCTGAGAGTGTTCAAATAGAACACGAATATCTTCAAGAAGAGTAAGTTTGAGATAATCAGGAAGATCATCAATACTATTCTGTCGATTCTTTGTATCCTGACGACGAAGTTCTGGAAGTGGAATGTTACCACCTAGTAGATTGGCATCAGCATAGCGTTGAGAAAACTCTTGGAATGTGAAACTCCTATGACGCAAAATCTGAGCAGCAATACCTCTTGTAGTATTGATCTCTACAGTCATAGATGCTTGCTCAAAGATACTCCAGTGCTGATGTTTAATGCAGTACTTAAGTAGTCCTTCAAAACTATCGTTGTCTTGATTCTTTGGATTACTCACTCGGGCACAGTATGCCATATGCTTTTCTGCATCTGGAGTAACACTAATGAGTTTTACTTCTGGTTTCATGAATTGAAATTCGGTTAAGGATTCATTCATCATCGTCATAAAATACTTCGTCGTAGTCTTCGATATAAGGTGCAATTTGTTCGTATTGTAATTGCTCTGGTTGAACTTCTTCATCAGAATTTAATTCTGACTTTAGACATTCTACTAGAGACTCAAGGTTTCTTACAATAAGCTTTAGCTTTTCTTGATTCATTTCTTATCAACCCTGACAAAGCTATTATACACAAAAAAAGGGAGGATGTCAATCCTCCCTTTGAACTTTAAAGACTTGCTCAAACCACTCTACTAAATGAATACCATAACAGTGCCAGTACTTTACACCTCTATAAGTTAGAAGGTAACATGCTGGTTTTCTGTTGTCTGGATCTTTTTCGTGGTAGTAATCTTCAATCACGCCACTTGTGGTTGCTTTGCCATATTTAGTTTTGCATTATGAAGTTTAACTTCTTTTTTATTCTTATTTTTAAGATATGTGACAAATGCCGTATTCATCTCATTTACCTCCATCAGTTTTGGTGAACTTTACTCCACGGTAAACTTCATTATGCTGTTGAGGTTGTTGTTGCGCCTGTGATTGGCGGCGCATCTCAGTGTCATATGCGACACCGCGATATACTACTTGTGACATAGGGATTCTCCTTAGTTTTTTAGGTTAAAGAGCGTTCCTTCAGTCGGCGTTTGCGTTCGCTATTTGCGAATAGCGAATGAACGTCCCGTTCCGCGTCGGCTTACTTCCGTCTGGATGTCCAGATGAACGATAGGAGTATCTTACACTCCTACTAAAATTTAGTCAAGTAGTCTTGTAAAATGTGATACAGTTTTTATATTTTCTTTATCTTTCAATATAACTGAGGGTATGACTCTGAGCAGCGAGTTGATGAATGATAATATCACATCCAATCTTTGGATTACAATCTCCGCATGTGTAAACATCCACTGCTGCTTTACCTTCTTCAGGCCAAGTATGAATACTAATGTGACTTTCTGACAATAAACAAATCACAGTGACTCCCTGTGGATCAAACTTTTTTGATATTGTTTGAACCACAGTGGCACCACTTGCGATAGCGGCATTTTCTAGTAAGTCAATAAGGCAATTCTCATCATCCAAAAGGACAAATGAACAACCATAAAGATTAAGTAGATAATGCTTTCCCATTATAACGGATTCTCCTCTGCTTCTTTAACCAATGAACTGACAATCTCTTCCGTGCCGTCCATTGATTTAACTGCAAACAGAGAAGACTTCATGTATTTTTTAATTTTTTTATATTTTTTTAGAATTATATCAATGTTATCTAAATCAACAGTAATGTTTAAATTTTCATTCTCTTTTTGAGAATTTGCAAATCCAGAACTCATTTTCTTTTCTTCTTTTCAGGTGCCTTATATCTCCAAAGTTTAGGGCTAACTCTTCCGTATCCCCAGTCAATTTTTTTGATTGTTCCTGGACCGTACTTGTCATAGTACATATCAAAGATACGAATTCTTGATCCTCTAGTGAGATCTAAATATCCTTCACCATCAATTACATACCAAACTAAGTATGCGTCAGTAGGGAAAGATGGATCTTTTACTTGAATAATGTTTGTTCTTTCTAAAAGAATTTCACATCCATATTCATGTGGCAGAACTTGGTTGATGTTATTTTTATTTTCTGCCATATTTTTCTTCTCCTCTAGTACTGCACTCATGAACGATTTCCCCAGACAATATCAGGGTACGCTTCTTTCACGTTTTCTAAAGTTATTTTATATTTAGTTTCAAGTTTTTTATCTTTTACTAAGCAAAGAATTTCTGCTTCAAGTGGATGTAAACCTTGTAGAATATTGATAAACATCGTCTCTCTTCTAAGAGAACTGAGTCCATCATTACCACCTTTCACAAAATTGTAAAACATATGGTATTCTTTTCTAATGGAAGATCTTCCTTGATCCATAGAACCAAGAGAATTTGTATTGAGTTCTTCCATTTTAGAAACGGCGTCTCCAATTTTATCACTTAGAGTTCCACTATATGAGTTTTGCTCACCAGTACTCGCATAGGGAACTTCTCCTTGAGGAAGAAGTGAAATAATTGATTCGTCAAAATTCCAAATCAAAATAGTTTTTAAAGAAAGATCTTCATATTTTTTTAGAATTTCAACTTTTTTTGCATTACTTATTTGCTTAGAAATTAGGTTTAGAACCTCAAATGCAAAAGGGTTTGTTGGAAGATCGATTGTTTCAGTTTCAACCTTCTTCTTCGTCTTCGTCGTAGTCATAATCGTTTTCAAACCTCACGGCTAAAATTTCATCTGGAATAACATTTCCATTTTCATCAAACATTTCGGGATGAGTTGTTACAACTCTATTTCTGTTTAAGAAAGCACAAACAAGATCGTTTCCAAACCATCCTATCATAACTCCAATTATAAAGGAACCAAGGATTCCTACTCCACAAAAGAAAAGAATATAAGGTGTTGCTGATTCCATTTTTGTTCTCCAGAGAGTTTATTTTTTCTTGATGTCAAAACTTAGTTCTAAGTAAAAATGAAACTCTCTTTTAAGAAGAGAGAACATTTTACCAAACTTCACTTGGAAAGTTTTTGGTTTAGAGTCTCTCTTCCTCCTATTTCGTAGTAATAACTCAACACCCCGATTTATTTGGAGTTCATTGTTATTTAGTTTGTTTTTTTCTTCTTCCTGGTCTCTTGTCATGACTATACTTCCAGGCATCTTCAAGAATATTATAAAGATAATTTCTTATTTTTCTTGCTTGAGGTTTTGGAATATGACCATATGCCTCACGCAATTGTTTATGTATATTGTCGGCGCCACCTTCAAGATATTCATCAAGATCCATTACCAGTTCACTGATATTATGTGCTGTGGTGCTTTCAATAAATTCTTCAACTTCTATTTTTTTAGTTCCACGAATTTTTAAGTAATCATAAAATTTTAACACAAATTGACCATTAAAAGCATAGTCAATAGCCTTTTCTACATCAGAATATACTTCGTGAAATGTTGATTCCATTAAACTAGATTTTGCTCCTTTAAATATTTGACTGTATCAGTACATCCACCAAGATGTTCCTGATCGTTTAAAATCACTTGAGGGAAGGTTGACCCATTTCCAAACTCAGCATAAAACTGATCTTTAGTGAAGTCAGTATCTAGAG